TCACTTTAATTTCATGGTACTGGGCAGCGGCAACCAGGGATGAGATGTCCATCTCACCCGATCCGGTTGTGATAAAGGCATGTCCACTAGTGCCGTCCCCAAATGCCGCAAGCGGACTCAGGGCGAGAAGGTCACTCGTTTTGTCAACGCCGTTGATATAGACCTTTGCTCCATTCAAATAGGTTTTGGGAGTGCCGCCGGTATTGGCTGTTGAGCCTGAAATTGTCACCGCTTCATTCCCTCCGGCAGCAGAGGTCAGGCTGACGGCATGTGCATGGGCCGCCGCTGCCCCCCCTGGATCGGTAGTCCCCGCGATTGCCACGGCTTCATCACCGCCCGCCGCTATTGAATGAGTATGATCTGCGCTCTGGCCTTCGGTATTTGGAGTAGAGGGCGTGTCGGTCGTGTCGGATTCTTCCCCGGAGGTTATGTTATGGAAATTGTGGGTATGACTATTCATTCCATGAGTGTGACCAGCTGAAGTGCCGCCCGTAACTCCTCCGTGAGCATGGGTTGCCTGAGTCCCCGCTAAGTCCCCCTGGGTATGGGTATGGTTGGCGTGTGAGCCCGCATCCCCTGTATTCCCTGTTACGCCGTGGGTGTGAGCCGCCTGGGCTCCGGCCAGGGTCCCCGCCGCGTGAAGATGTTCCTTTAGCTCGGTATAATATCCCTGATGGAGCTTTGCCCCCTTCAATTCCAGAATAACCGTTGCTTCGTTGGCCGTCTTTTTGAACCGGAAAAGCAAACATGATTCGTCCTCTCCAGAGGCATGATATAGAACCGGCCCCTCGTGGAAATAGCGGATCGGGTTATACCGCCAGGCAGGAGCCCCACTTACAAAGCCTATAACCTGATGATCAGAGGGCGTACTGGCTGGATAGGATACTTTTGTGTCAAGGAACTCTGACAGCATAGGTGAGCCTGTGGCTTTGTAATTGACCTTGACTTCCTTTGAGGCATCATTCTGGTTAAATTCGATAAGCCCGGTTCCTTCGCCGTCCTCCGGTGGATAGTCAACCCTAAACTCCCCTTGAGCCGGGGCGGTCACAACCTCCGTGAACTCTGCCACGTCATCATAACAATAGACGATAACAGTAGTGGGCGTGTTCTTGCGGGGGACTTCGAGTAGTTGAATCAGGAACGGACTCCCTGCCGGGATAACCAGATTATCCTCTTCAGCATCTACCGCCATATCGGTATCCGTAAACGGATTCCAGCGATGGTTGACGTAAGAATCCTTATATCTTTCTATGGGCATGTTGGCCTCCTTTTAACAAAAAAATCGCCTGAATTGATGTTCATTTTAATACCTGAAAACCTTGACCCTCCAGGTTCCTGATGCCAGATCAATGGCTCCGCCAGTTTCATTCTGAAGTCTAATATTTACCGTGTTTACAGCCGAAACATATCCCTGGCATAATATCCCCTGTGTACTATATGGGGGATAGACAATGACAGTATCAGTAACCGCCACGCCAGCAACAGTAATATTTCCAGATGTTTCGCCTGCTCCATCAACAAGGTTTCCTGGGTCCCAGACAAGAGAACCCTCAAGGATAGAGGGAAAACTATTTGTGACATTACTATAAGAACAGTTCTCTTCGACGAACCATTTACCACTCAGTACAGTATGGGTTGTTTTTAAAATCGGATGGGTTACATATCCAGAAAAAATACAATTCCGAACTTGAATAACATCTGTCCCAGCAGTCCAGAGGGAAATAACCTTGGCTAAATCATTTGTATCATACATATCAAATATGCAATCATAAAAATTCGCATCGGAGGAATCTAAATAAATCGGGTATTGTATGTCGTGGTTTTCCTCAATCCAGACTGAGTAAAATCTAACCCTCCTTGACCCGCCGTATATATAAATACTGTTAAATCCCCCAACAGCCAACCCCTCAATAAGACCACCAAAAAAGTTGACCTTAATCGAACCATTTATAGCCAAGTTATACTTCAATCCCCCCTCGATTGAGCCGCCATAAAAATTAACATTATTATAATTTTCAATGCCGACATTGACAGAGTTATTTAAAAAATGGGAATTGTAAACATTGAAGGTATGTTGTCCCCCTTGCGTGGCTGCTTGCAATAGGAGCCCCTTGACCATCGCACCAGAAAAGCCTTGAATTTTAATGTTACTGAGAGACGAGAACTGAGTGGCAGAAATGTTGACCCCGCAAGCGGCGGCGACTGACCCGAATACGGTCAAATCGCAAAGGTTAATATTAACCGTATGTGCATCGCCGACATAAGCATCCAATGCTGTTCCTGTTCCAGTATAATTTAAAATACTCGACGTATATCCCGCACCCTTGAGATAATAAATTTTACTATTTCGGGGAACATAAATATCTGTAGTATAGGCAAAATTGCCATTATGCACATTGACGGTTCCGCCTTCAGCTAGAGCAGTAAAAGCGGCATTAATTTTTGCTCCGATATTTGCCCCAGGAAACCAAATGGCTTGTATACTATTTTGTAAATTAAATACAACGCTTCCATCGCCCTCAATCCATTGATATAATCCCGCCTCGACATGACCATTTATGGTCAATGTTTTTCCTGCAGGGATATTAAGAGTGCCGCCCTGTAATGGCTTTAGGGTAACATTTGCGGGTACTGTTTTATCATCCGTGACATTCTCTTGCTTAGAAATAAGCAGGGTCACTCGGTCAGAATCGATAATGTCTATGGCCTTAAAAAATGAACTGTATTGATTTGCATTGACAAAAGCATAAAACTGAAGTGCCCGTTTGTCATTCAGGCGTTTTTCTTCCTCAAGTTGTTTTTTAATTTCAAGGATCTGATCTTCGAGTCCCATGTTCACTCCAAATCTATCGAACCCAAAATCCCCGCTGATGAGATTGAATAGTCAATCTTCTTTATAAAAAGCTCGTATTCCGTTCCCTCGTGGGTAGTGACCCTGGTCTTACCAACCGCCTCCATCTTCGTCTTCGTCGTGTCAAACATGATGTTTTTAATTTTCGCCTTAATCTCTGGGTCTTTCTTTTTGGATAGGATCTGCTCTGCCCAAGTTTCAGCATCGGTCACGTTCAGCACATCCGGGGCTGTGACCACCTCTTCCCGGAGTCCATAAGTGGCAATACTATCCTCATCCTCCACGTAGCCGATGCAATTCGATCCGGCCTTGATATACCCGTACCCTTCACCCTGGATGAGTCCCACTTTGATATAAAGCCTATTCCTGACTGTATGGGGCTTTTGGGTTATCTTAATATCCTGGCAATGTTTCCCGACCCAATACGAGTAATTAACATCCGTGTCAATTGGCCGAAAATAGAACTCCCTCGAATCGTCAACCCCAAACTCAAAGCCGGAGGCCATGTCAGCCAGGCTTTGGATCGCGTCCTTTGCCGAGACGAGGTAAAAATCAAGGGTATCCACAACATAGCTGGTAGTCTCAACCTTTGCCGCGTTATAAATTATCTGGGTATTAGGCGCAACCATCGTTGAAACAATCGTCTTTACGATTTCGGCAATATCCTGGCTCTCATAGGAACCCGTCACCGTCACCCAATCCAACTGCTCAAAGAATCCGAATCCCGTGTATTCATACGGCCGTTCCTGGCCGGGCTGTGGCAACTCCTGGATGAAGCCAGTAAACCAGGGAGTCACGGAAAAATATGGATGGATGTCAACACGGGTTCGATAGGTTATATCGAACAGCTCACAGAAGTCATCGATCACAAAAGAGAACGCCCCGCAACCTAAAGGTAAAAGCTCAAAATTCACCTCCGATATTCTCCCCTGTTTAACATCACTCCCAATCTCTCCGATCTTCACATCCGAAAGATTATAAAACTTGAGCTTGTACCCCCTGGTCGATAGAACCTCTGGTACATATTCCGGGATACCCGTCATAATCCCAGAGATTCGCCGCTCTCTGAGTCGGTATAATTCCCGGAGTCGCGCCATTTCTTAAATCCATGCCTCGTAATAATCCATCGTAATATCGCAATCAGCCCCGGTGTATTTAAAATTATTCACCCGCCCCCCTAAAAGCCGGAGGAAAAGCCCGGAGAAAACCGCGATTATATTTGTAGTATCTCTAACAACCGTTCCCTCTTTACAGTTGATCACTATCACGGTTCCATTGCTTGCTCCTGAGTCCTGGATCTGGAAAACCCGGTTATTGTCAGTTATGTTTTGAAGAGTGAAAAGCGTATTGTCAGCGTTATTCTCTATGGTGATAATGGGGAATGTTTCCATCACCCCGCCGATTGTGTGAGGAAATTCCGTTGGTGAACTCGTGATGGCCTTAACCTTTTGTGATGCACTCGCCGCATACCAGAACGGATCTTCGGCCAGCATAGCGATTGAAATTTCTCCATAATTAGCATAGGCGGTTGAGGGGTATTCCTTTGTAATTTCCAGGATGCGCTTAATATAAATCTGGCGGCCCTTATCCTGGATTCTAAAATTTTCCTTTATCAAATGTGTTTGGAATGGGTCCCAGGCGGCACTAAAAAGGGCGTCTGTAGTGGCATAAATCTTGCCCGATATTTCAATTATCTTGGGCCGGAAACAGCCATCAGAAACGTCTTTCGCGCCGTGGATGAAAGCCGTTTCAAGTGCCTGAGTCCGGCGGCCTCCAGGATCACTACGGAGTTCAAATGTTTTCGGCAATTCAAATTCCTGATCCAGACTGTCGATCAACTTGATTTTTTCAATACTCATTTTCGCCCCCGCTCCATCGCCCGCCTTGTCTTTTCTGCCAACCGCTCTGAGATTTCATCCAGTGAACCCGAGTTGGAAATGTTACCGTAGAAATAATTGGTCATCCTAAACCCGCCTGCGCCCGCCATTGCTGGCATAAGGCCAAGAGAACCAAGTTTACTTAGGGGAATAACAGCCTCCGGTTCTCTTTCTCCGATTAGGGCTTGTGTCGGTTTGGTTACAATCCCACCTTTAGCCAACGGTATGGGAGTCGCGGCGATAATC